TCAACTAACATTTAACAGCAATTTTGCAGATTAACACAGGGAATGTTAAATGGAACACAATCTAGTTATTGAAGGTTACGATTTCAAATTGGAAGTTGAGTGCGAAGATTTTGCTTTTATCGCTGCTATCCAAGAATTTGTAGCTTCTATTGTTGCTGATGCTGAAGAAGAGTACGAAATTATTTGGGAAGACGAGACAGAAGACGAAATCGAAGAGTAATTAAGTTAACCTAGTGGGGATTAGTCTCCATTAGGTTACTTAATGTGTTACTTTGTGTCTAGTATTGCTTTACATTAATAACTTCACCTCGAAACTGGATAGTGTCTTTGGTATGCACCATGACCAGCTCTGGCATTAACATAACACCATTTTTAAAGGTAAGTATTGCAAACCCTGATCTCCAGTTGACAGGGTTTTGTTCCAAATAGTTTTCAAACTGTGGGCCGTAAATATCAGCTAAAGTGCCTGTGTCAACTCCGTAGCGAACTCCGTTGTAATCAACGTATGGAGTTACCTTTAAAGAGTGTAGATGTCCTGTAACCATAGAAACACCCGATTGAGCAGTATTATTGTGGGTAGCGTGTAAACCTCCCTTATTTCTATGTTTGACGATTACAGATTCATTTAACCATACTGACCAACACTTCTGCCACAGATTGAAATGATCTGATAGTTTAAATCCTGCGGTATGCTCAAATTGAGGTGCGTTGGCAGCAAGATAAGTTTCAAATCTAGCATCATGGTTGCCTAAAGGCCAAACTAATTTGACGTTATGTCTTGCAGCTTTTGCTACTTCCTCAATCTCTGACATACAAGCCTGACAAGCCTTTAGCTCTTCAATTACGCTTGGTGCTTTGTCCCAGCCAATCCTAGCATGGCGGGAAATGGAAGCTCCGTCAAAGATGTCTCCGTTTGCTATAACTGCCTTGGGTGCTAATGTGGATATTGCCCATAGTAATCCCTTAAATGCCGTAGTTCGGATGCCAGGCCAAAAGTGAGCATCTGAGAATACTACGACTGATCCGTTGAGAATTCCGAGGTCTATCTTTCTTTCTATCTTATGGAAATCTACATGACCAGTTGGGATTACAAAACCCTTTTCTTCCATTCTTTGTTTTCTTCGCACTAGATTTCTTAAATCTACATTAAGAAACCTTGCTGCTGCTTTAGCACTTCCATGTTTTTGAAATGCATCGAGAATCTCTTCGTCAGTATGTTTTATCATATAAACTTGAAGTAAAGAATTAACTGTCGTTTATAACATTAATTTGTTACAATTCAAACCACTTGACAAACGCATTTATAATGCGAAAATAAAGATTCCAATTTTTTTAAGGATATAAAATGGGATACTACGGTAAAGAAAAAATGCCTAAAGGCGTTGCCGCTTCTGATCGCTCTGGCGAGAAGATGGGTAGTGAAAAAGGCCCAAACAGCACAAAGGGAACACCTGGCATGACTGGCGAAAAGATGCCTAAAAGCGTTAACGCAAGTGATATGTCTGGTGAGCGCAAAGCTAAACTAGTCGGTGGTGTAGGCATGGGTAAAGCAGACACAATCGGTATGCGTGATAACGGCCACATGGGTAAAAATGATGGTCGTACTGGTGAGTTCAACACAGGTTCTAGCGAATCTGAGTGCTATACTCACGAGCGTGTGCCTCACGTTCAAGATAGAATGTAAAATAGCGAAACCCCACAACATTGTGTCGATGCGTGGGGTTTCTAGCCAAAGTAAGTAAGGAGACTTAAATTGGATAAAGAGAATTGTAAGTTATGTAGGTTCTTTGATCTACAGAATAATCAAACATTGGGTCAATGCAGAAGATACCCAACGTACATGAACAGGCATCAAAATGAATGGTGCGGTGAGTTTAGGTTTCATTTTGAAAGAGATGCAGTTGCCGAAAAAGCGACTTTAGCCCCAGCCCAAGCGGTTGGGGATTTTTCTGCGGATGTCGCAGAAGCTAGAGAAGTTTTGAAGCCAAAAAACAACAAACTTAGTCGGAGGCAAATACCATGAAGCCAATCCGAGACAAGATCATTGTCAAGCCAATACCAAGAATCGTATCGACTTTGTATATACAAACCGCTGAAGCGGACTCCATTGGTCACGTTGTAGCGGTCGGTGACGAAGCTGCAGACGAGGGATTAAAAGTAGGTGATAAGATATACTTTGGAACACTTGCAGAAGATTACAAAGACGAGTATCTTAAATACTTTGAGTTCAAGGACAATGGTGAAAAGCTAATTGTCATGTCGTGGAAAGACGTTTGTTTTGTGGAGGAAAAAGATGACGTTAATTAAGTCAACCAAAAAAGAAGCATTTAAGAAAAATATATCTACTGAGGTCAAGGCTGGTCGTCCAGTTAAGCAGGCAGTAGCGATTGCATATTCTGAAAAACGTGAGGCTGAAAAAGCCAAGAAAAAGAAATGAAAGCAAGTTTAGCCGTCCATTTACTGATTGCAATGGGTGTAGATGAACACCTATTTATGAAGTGGCAAGCTGGTGCAAACCCACATTCAACGAAAAAAGGCCCAGGCCGTAAACACTCACAAGGTAAAAAATGAAATTAGACTTAGAAATCCAAGAAGTAAACTTAATTATTACTGCTTTAGAGCATAAGAGCAGAGACACACAGTTGTTATTAACAAAAATAATGAAGTCAGCACAAGAGCAAATGCCTGTACCAAAACTAGATGCAGAACCAGTAGAAAACACTCCTGTTAATAACTAAAAGTAATAAAGAAATCAATTATTTAGGGATTACAGTAATATGCCAGTAGGAGCGCCACTCGGAAACAAGAATGGGAGCAAGTCTCGCATCTTTTCCGATCGTCTGCGAATGACATTATTGCAAGAGCCACACAGATTGGTTAAGGTTGCAGAACAGTTAATCAGTCAAGCAGAAAGCGGAGAGCCTTGGGCAATAAAAGAACTCATGGATCGTTTAGAAGGCAAAGCTATTCAGGCGACAAGTATAGAAAACGCAGATGGTTCTCCGATAATGCAAAATATCCAAGTGTCATTTGTAGCGCCTAATGGAACAGAGTGAAATCCAAGCTGCGATCACCAAGGCAGAGTTTCCTGTTAAATTACAATGCTTGTTTGAGAAATCCCGCTACAAGTGCATTTTTGGCGGAAGAGGATCGGCAAAGAGCTGGTCGGTCGCCCGAGCATTGCTTATCTTGGGGGCAAAGCAAGTACACAGAATACTTTGTGCTCGTGAATTTCAAAACTCCATATCTCAGTCGGTACATAAGTTACTGAGCGACCAGATCGTAGATTTGGGTTTAATCGGGTTTTATGAGATTACAGAGCGCACAATCCGAGGCAAAAACGGCACAGAGTTTAATTTTGTTGGCCTGAAAAACAATCCACACAATATAAAATCGTTTGAAGGTTGCACAATTGTTTGGGTTGAGGAAGCTCAAGCGGTATCAGCTAGAAGTTGGGATATTCTAATTCCTACTATCAGAGCCAAGGATTCAGAAATTTGGATAACTATGAATCCAGAATTAGAGTCTGATGCGACTTACCAGCGCTTTATATTACATCCACCAGAAAATTGCATTACTCAAAAGGTCAATTGGTCGGACAATCCTTGGTTTCCTGAAGTATTGGACTATGAGCGCAGAACTTTGCAATCCAGAGATATTGAGGCTTACAACACAGTCTGGGAAGGATTGTGTAGGCAGACTGTAGATGGAGCTGTGTTTGCCAAAGAGATGCAAATGGCAGAGCTGGAAGAGCGCATCACTAAAGTTAGATACGATCCTACTAAGCCAGTTATTGCAGTTTTTGACCTTGGATGGGCAGATTCCACATCCATTTGGTTTGTTCAGTTCATTGCACAAGAAATCAGGCTCATACGTTACATTGAAGACAATCAGCAGACAATAAGTCATTATTTAGCGCTTATGCAGACTTACGGCTATGTTTATGATACTTTATGGCTGCCACATGATGCACAAAACAAAACAATCGGATCAAACGGACGATCAATCGAGGAAATCGTCAAATCTGCAGGGTTCAAAACCAAAATCATCCCTAGAACTCCTATCGCAGACTCTATTAATGCAGCGAGAACTATATTCAGAAACTGCTACTTTGACCGAGATAATTGCTATGATGGACTCCAATGTCTCAGGCATTACAAGTACGAAGTAGACCCAGATACAAAGCAATTCAGCAGAAACCCTTTGCACGACCAATATTCGCATGGTGCTGATGCGTTCAGGTACATTGGTCTTGGAGTACAGGAAACTAGACCAAAACGTGCAAAACAAGTAAACTATGCACCACCACAATCATGGATGGCACTATAAATGGCATACGACTCAAACACAGACGATTACGATCCAATAATTGAGGAAGCTAAACAGTTCCTGAAGTTTGCCAATGATGCAGACACCATGAACCGCCAAGAGGCTTTAGAAGACCTAAAGTTTGCTTCTGGCGGGGATCAATGGCCAGTAGACCTCCAAAACAGTAGAAATCTTGAATCTCGTCCAGTTCTTACCATTAATAAGCTCGATGGCTATTGCCGTCAAGTTACAAATCAGCAACGTCAACAACGTCCGAGAATCAAGGTACATGCGACTAATACGCAAGAAGATGCTGCGGAAGCTAAAGTCGTTCAGGGCATGATTCGTCATATTGAAGTCAACTCTAACGCTGATAACGCTTACGACAATGCTTATAACTACGCAGTTCGCATGGGTTGGGGATATTGGCGTGTTGATCATCGCTATGTGCGTGAGGATTCTTTTGACCAAGAAATCTTTATTGACCCAATTGACAACCCATTTACAGTCTATTTAGACCCTAATTCAATTGCGGTTGATGGCTCAGACCAAGAGCGTTGTTTAATAACTACAATGATGCCTAAGACTACATTTAGGGAGCTGTATCCCGATGTGGATGAAACATCATTTTTAAGTCGTGGAACTGGAGATACACAAAGCGAATGGATTACCAAAGAAGACATAAGAGTAGCAGAGTATTGGTACACAGTCAGAGAACCCGCAACTCTATATCAGCTCTCCGATGGTTCTACACGATTTGCAGAAGGTAAAGACTTCTTTGACAGAATTGAACGTGCTGGTCTATTTGTCGTTAATGAGCGTAAATCTATTAAACGCACGATTAAATGGAAAAAGCTAACAGCTACTGCGGTGTTAGAGGAGCGTGATTGGCCTGGTTATTACATCCCAATTGTTCCAGTTTACGGACGGCACGTTGTAATCGGGGACAAGCGCAAGAAGTTTGGTATGGTTCGTCATGCCAAAGATGCCCAAAGAATGTACAACTTTTGGGTAACATCACTTACAGAATCTGTAGCACTTGCACCTAAAGCCAAGTGGATCATGGCTGAAGGTCAGGACGAGGGGCACGAGTTAGACTGGGCTGCAGCAAACATTAAGTCAATGGCGACATTGCGTTATAAGCAAACCGACATTGATGGCAATCCAGCGCCTCCTCCACAAAGACTGCAACCAGAACCACCTCCATCTGGAGTGATGGCTGCAGCGCAAGAGATCAATAGCGACATGGCGACGATCATTGGAATATATGATCCTAGTCAACAACTGCCTGGCAATATGTCTGGTAAAGCGCTGAATGGTCAGCAGATGCAAGTTGATTTGACTAACTTTGACTTGTACGATAATTTAACCAAATCTATTGCGTACACAGGCAAGATTATCCTAGACTTAATTCCTAAAATTTATGATACCGAGCGCATTATGCGTATTATTGGGGATGATGGTAAACCTGATCTGCTTACAATTAACGAGCGCACAGCGGTTGGCAAGGTCAAGAATGACGTTACTGTTGGTCAATATGACGTGGTGATGGAAACTGGGCCAGGTTACAACTCCAAGCGCCAAGAAGCGGTTGATGCCATGATGCCATTACTGCAAGGCAACGAGCAACTATTTAATGCTGCTGCCGATCTGGTGTTTAGGAATATGGATTTCCCTGGCGCAGAGACAATTGCAGACAGACTTGCCGCGCTTAACCCAATGGCGCAGATTGACGAACATTCAGACATACCGCCTGAAGTGCAAATCAAGCTCAAGGCAGCGCAAGGTCAAGTTCAGCAGATGCAACAACAGATGCAGGCTATGCAGTTGGCTATGAAACAACGTGCAGATATAGAAGGCGTTAAACAACAGGCAGAGACTCAAAGGGAATTGATGCGCCAGACTGCAAAAGCGCACAATACAGAATTAATGGCTCAAGCGAGGGTTCATGATGTCAATACTAAGGCGATTACGTCGCAGAACAGAAGTGAAATTGAAGCGATTTCAGATTTACTTTTGCACCACATGGACACGTCAAGATTAGAGCGTGAGATACAAATGCGTAATCGTGAGCAGTACCAGGCTATTGCCGAGGCTGACCGATCTATCATGCCAAATATTCAACAATAATTGACAGTATAATTACTTTCAGTTATATTGACTAAACCTTACCTGTGAGGTACACAGGGCAAATTCTTAGGGAATACCTATGTCTAGTGAAAGAGAAGCAAGTAATGTACTTACTAGCGAAAATTCGGGCGAGTTTTATGCTAATAAACTTGGTTTAGCTACGGAAGCTCCTGTCGAGGCGGTTGAAACCGAGCCGACAGTTGAGGATACTCCGCAGAGTGAACCAGTTGCAGACGAACCCAAACCAGTAGAGGAAGGCGAAAAGAAGCCAAATCCGAAACTTGAAAAGCGTTTTTCTGAATTAACAAAGCAACGTGAGATGGCTCGGCAGGAAGCTGACCGAGAGCGCCAAAGAGCTGCGGATTTAGAGGCACGTTTAGAGGCACTTGAAAGAGGTTCTAAGCCTGTAAAACAGGATGAGCCTAATAAAGAGCCACAGCCGAGTGACTTTACCGATGCGTTTGAATATGCAAAAGCATTGGCAGAATATTCGACTGCTAAAGCACTTGAAAACAGGGATAAACAGGAAGCTGAACGCAAAGCTAACGAAGAGCGCCAGAAAGTTATGACCTCTTGGCAAACAAAGTTAGAAGCAGCGAAAAGCGAACTACCTGACTACGAAGACATGATTGCATCTAGTGATGTAGTTGTATCAGATCAAGTTAGGGATGCTATTTTAGAGAGCGATGTAGGGCCAAAGATTCTTTACCATCTGGCAGAGAATCCCGAAGTTGCAACTAAGATCAGCGGATTATCGTTAACAAGTGCTTTAAGAGAGATTGGGAAATTAGAGGCTAGGTTTGAAAAAACCGCAGAAGCGCCTAAGCCTGCTGTAAGAAAAAGCAATGCACCAGCGCCTATCAATCCAATCCGAGGCGGTTCTAATGTTGATGTACCTATGACTGCCGATGGGGAGTTCACAGGATCAATACAGCAATGGAAAGAAATGCGTAAGGCTGGAAAGATTAGGTAAACAATTTTTAATTTAAAGGAAATGAAATGGCCAATAATTTATTGACGATTTCCAAGATCACAAATGAAGCCTTGATGGTCCTGGAAAACGAACTCACATTTTCAAGCGAAGTAAATCGCAACTACGATGACCAATTTGCGGTTGTTGGCGGCAAGATCGGCAATACTGTGAATGTCCGCAGACCCGGAAGGTTCATCGGTGCGGTAGGCCCAGCACTATCAGTTGAAGACTTTAACGAGACTTCATTGCCAGTAACATTGTCAACACAATTTCAAGTGGCAACTCAGTTTACCACTCAGGATTTGGCATTAAGTTTGGACATGTTCTCAGACAGAGTGTTGAAGCCTGCAGTAGCAACTATTGCTAACAAGATTGATCGTGACGGACTTGCAATGGCTGCTCTTCAAACAGCAAACATTGTTGGAACTGCTGGTACACCTCCAACAGGACTAATCACCTACTTAACAGCTGGTGCTTATCTTGATGCTGAAGGCGCACCTAGAGATGGTCGTCGTGCTTGTATCGTAGAACCCTTTACATCTGCAACAATCGTTGACAGTTTAAAAGGTTTGTTCATGCCCCAAGAAGCCATTGCAGAGCAATACCGCAAAGGTTTGATGGGTCGTGATTCAGCTGGTACAAACTGGAAACTCGATCAAAACGTGGTTTCACAGACTTTCGGTTCATACTCTGGTAACACATTGTCTGCTGACACAACTGCACAAGTTGGTTATCTTTCAAGTGGTTGGTCACAGTATTCTACAATCCAGATCAAAGCATCTTCAGCTTCTACATTGAACGCTGGTGACGTTATCCAGATCGCTGGTTTGTATGCTACTAACCCACAAAACCGCCAGGCTTATGGTTCAGGCAAACTGCGTAATTTTGTTGTTCAGGCTACTACAACTGTAGGAACTGGCGCAACAAACATTACTGTTTCTCCTGCGATCATTACTGGTGGACAATTCCAGAACACAGCAATCATTGGTACAACATCTACAACAGCAGTTGTTACACCATTCAACAACACAGGTACATTGTCACCACAGAACATGCTCTTCCATCGTGATGCTTTCACATTAGCGGTAGCTGATTTGGAGCTTCCAGAAGGAGTGCATTTTGCTGGTCGTGCATCTGATAAAGAAGTTGGACTCTCAATCCGAGTGGTCCGCCAATATACCATTAACAACGATAGTATTCCAACACGTTTAGATGTGCTGTATGGATGGGCGCCTCTGTATCAAGAACTTGCTTGCAGAATCGCATCTTAATCAACTTATTTAAAGGAAACACAAATGAGTAATCCAGGACCAGCAACCACAGTATCGGCACACCCAAGTAATGTCACAACAAACCAAACATTGCGTTTGATTGGTGTTGCAAAAGGTGTGAACTTAAATGCTGTAGGTTTTACACCAGTACCAGTAAATAACTCTACTGCGTACTTGCCACAGACTTTGTTAGTAACTAACGTAAACAATGCCGGTTCAGCTGTTGCATTGTCTACAACTACTGCACTAAGTCTTACAACAACAAACGTAGGTTCACCATCTAGTTTGTTCCCAGCGCTGACTACAGCTCAGATTTCTGCATTGGCAACTTCACCACTAGGTGTTTCATTGTCAACAGCATCTGCTAACACACCAGCGCAAATAGTTCAAACTTTATACGCAGATGTAACAACCGCCTCTGGCGCAACTGGTACAGGTGATGTGTATGTTTACGGCTATGACTTTAGCTAATCCAAGCTAAATAAATGAGAAAGGCTATCCTCAAAAGGGGTAGCTTTTTCTCTTTTTAGACTATAATTCATTATAATTTTTCAAAGGAAAAATCATGCCATCTACCACAATTGCTCGTGGAAATGCTTTAAGCACTTTTTACATTGCACCATCCCTTACCCCTGCCCAAGTCGCTGCTAGTACAACAGCAGTTCAGACTTTTACTGTTCCAGGCTTGTTAACAACTGACTATATCCAACCAGGTGGTTACATTGCTAACCAAACTGCCGGTATTTTCATTGCTGAAACAGATTGTTTGACAAATAACGTATTGACTGTTCAGTTTGGCAACTGTAGTACATCTGCTGCAACTCCTGCATCAGGCGTATATGAGTTCCAGATTACACGTTTTGACGGCCCAGCTCCTGCAACAGCAGTCTAATCATGGCAAATACAAGCGTTTTTAGGCCAGTTGGCCCATCATACGTTGTAGCTGTATCGACAACCGCATCAACTGCTTTGACTGTTACTCCAGCGGGTAACGATCAGATCAATTATTGCGGTTTTCTTAACACTTCAGCCAATCCGATTGCACTTACGATCACAGAAGCTAACGTTCTGAATTCGGTAACAGCTCCTGCAGCGGTATTCCCGACTAATGGAACTCCTACTAACACAGTAATACTGGGCATTTCTATGTCAACGCCAATGGTAATTGCAGTTCCGTCTAACGGATTTTCTGTGAGCGCCATTACTTCGACATCGACTGCTAATTTGTATATTACTCCTATGGCAGATCAATCATGACCAATCAAGTAGCCAATACAAATACACCAAATACTGTATTACTGAGCACTTACGCTACTCAGCCAGTTATTGCAAGTGGTTTTGGTACTTCACCAACTCTCAAAGGTGTAAGTCCAAACTGTTTTGCGGTAACTGTAGGTACTGGCGGTGCTGCATCAGGTACTTTGACACTTCCCGCTGCTCCAAACGGATGGATGTGTTTAGCTAATGATGTTACCAGTGGTTCAAGCCTATTTTTGCAACAAACTGCTAGTAGCACTACATCAGTTACAGTAACTGGTTATGGAATTACTACAGGACTTGCAGCAAATATGTCTGCTGGTGATATGATTGTTATGACTTGCATACCTTACTAAATGACTGCTCCTGCTCTAACCTCAGATCAAAATATCCTGCCTGTTCAGGCATATTTTAATATTGATGGATCGTTTAACACGTTCATAGGGCAGGGGCATCCTTTTGTTGTTTCTGCGACAGAATCAATTGGTATAAACAATGTAACAACCAATGCTACTTTTTATCCTGTTTTTAGCCCTGTTAGTAGTGGACAAGTTACTAGTTTAGATGTATTTACTGGTTTAACTTACAACCCAAGCACAGGATTATTAACTACAACAGCATTGCAAGGTAATCTTAAAGGTATTGCTGATTTAGCCACAAATTTAGTGGGAAGTTATACAAATGCACTTGTATATCAATCAACCAACAACACAACTTCTTTTATTGCAAATGGTACAACAGGGCAATATTTAAGTGCTAATACTAGTGGAGCACCTACTTGGGTTACTCCCACATTTGCTGGATCAACTGTTATTGATGATACATCCACAAATGCCACAAGATACCCTTTATTTTCCTCAATAACATCAGGAAATTTATTAACAGAATATACAAGTTCCACAAAGTATCAATTCAATCCTAATACTGGAGCATTGACAGCTACATCTTTTGTGGGTTCTGGTGCTAGTTTAACCAGTATTCCTAATGGGGCACTTGTAAATTCAAGCATTACTGTTGGCACAACTTCAATCTCATTAGGTTCTAGTTCCACAACATTGGTTGGTTTATCAAGTGTAACTTCTACCAGTTTTGTAGGAGCATTAACTGGCAATGCTAGTTCTGCAACAACAGCTACAAGTGCAACTGTTGCATTAAATGTTCAAGTAACAGATAGCACATCTAGTTCAAGCACTTTTTATCCAACTTTGTCGCCTGGAACAACTGGATCAACAAACTATGCTTTAGGCACAAGTTCTACAAAATTGAGTTTTGTGCCAAACACAGGAACTTTAACCACAACTGCTTTGGTTTCTACTGGTGGAAGTATAGATAACACACCAATAGGTGCTACAACTGCTAGTACAGGTAAATTCACAACCTTAGAAGCCACAGGAACATCAACTCTTGGAGATGCTTCTACTACTTATATTCAGGTGGTGGGAGATGCTTCTTATCCTGCAATTAAAGCAGCAGGAGGAACAAATACACCTCTTGTTTTACAACCATTGGGAACAGGAGCATTACAAGCACAACAGACTACATCTACCGCTACAGGTGGTAATGCTAGGGGTGCTAATGCGGTTGATTGGCAGACAACTAGAAGTGCAGCAAGTTATGTGGCAAGCGGAGCTAATTCTTTTTTGGGTGGTGGTATAAATAATATATCAAGTGGTAGTTATTCTGTTTTAGTTGGAGGAAACACGGGACAATCTACTGCTTATGGAACATTTGTTGGGGGTGGTTACGGAAATAAAGCTACACTCAATCAATCTTCTGTTGTAGCTGGAGAAAATAATACAGCAAGTGGAATAGATTCTTTTATAGGAGCTGGTCACTTAAATTCATCAACAGGGTGGTTAGGTTTTATTGGTAGTGGCGAAGCAAATTCAACCACAGCTAATGCTTATGTAACACAACAAGCAACATCATCTGTAACATCAGGTTCAACAGCAGTCACATTAAGTGGCTCAAATGCGGCAATTAAAGTTGGTCAATTAGTTACAGGTACAGGTATTGCTAATGTTGGAAGCGCAACAAACTACACTTATGTAGCCGCCATTTCAGGAACCTCACTAACCCTATCTCAAAACGCAAGTGCATCTGGCTCACCAACCCTATCTTTCTACACACCTCATGGAGTAGTAGTAGGAGGAGGAAATAACCAAGCAACAGGTTCCTATTCGTATGTAGGTGGAGGAGGCGATGCGGGTACTGCTGCGAATAGGAACGTAGCATCTGGAGATTGGAGTTTTGTTGGTGGTGGTTGGGGAAACCAAGCTACTGCTGTTGGTGCTGTTGTTGTTGGTGGAGGTCAAAACAACGGATTGGTTTTTGGAAATCAAGCGTCAAATACTTCTGCATTTGTAGGCGCAGGAGTTGGTAATCAAGCAAGTGGCTCAAGAAGTTCTGTAGTTGGTGGGTATAGTAATTGGGCAAATGCTGATTATGCTGCAATTCTTGGTGGAATTTTTGGAAGCGCAAGAAGTATTATTGGAAATCAAGTTGCCGCTGCTTGTAATAACCCAATGGGTACTGGTTCATTAGGAACACAACAATTTGCTTTATTAATATTAGCTCGTCAAACCACAGATGCAACCGCCACAGTTCTTACAAGTAATACATCTGCCGCATCAGGTACAAACCAAGTAATCCTACCAAACAACTCAGCATATTCATTTAGAGCAACCATAATTGGTGGAGTTACTGGGGCAGGAAATACGGCATCTTGGATTCTTCAAGGTGCAATCAAACGTGGTTCTGGAGTTGGAACAACTGCAATAGTTGGAGCAGTAAACTCAATACTATTAGCTCAAGACTCAGGTGCATCTACTTGGGCAGTTTCAGCTACCGCAGATACAACCAATGGTGGTTTATCAATTACAGTTACTGGACAAGCCTCAACTACAATTAGATGGGTTTGCAAGGTAGAGACAACAGAAATGACATACTAAGGAACTAACATGGCACTTAAACTAAACTTAGGCACAACTCAATTTGGCGCACCAGCACCAGAGGCTTATGCTCGTGTAACCAACTTCTTTGGAAACAAAGACAATATCCAAGTACAGGTATCTGTGCATTTCTCAAAGGATGCTAGAGATTCAAATCTAAGCCCTGTGATGGAACACGCACACTATATTGGTCTTGCAGACCTAGCGGGTAAGGGTGAGTTGATGACTGCAATATATGAAGTTCTTAAAACAATGGCTCAATATCAAGGCGCAACGGACGTATGAATTACATTTGGAAAATATTAGAAATAAGTGCTGAAAATGAGTTAATTACTCATGCCAAATATCATTGCACATTATCTGATGACACAAATACAGTAGAAACCGAAGGAAATTGGTTTTTTATAGACCCTGTGATGAATGTGCCATTTGCTCAAGTTACAGAAGAAATGGTAGCAAATTGGATAGAAAATGCTTCTATGAAAGATGGGGTAAATGTAATAAAATCAAGACTAGAAGAACAATTGAAATCTTTAGAATTAAAAACTGTTGTACCTCCTTGGAAGCCACAAGTATTCACACCTAATATTTAAACATGGCGCAAACCAATTTCACCCCAATCTATTTATATAACAGCGGAATGGCCAATAATACGCCTCTCGCTGCTAATTTGGGTGCGGGTGAATTAGCTATTAATTACACAGATGGAAAGCTATTTTATAAAGATAATAGTTCTTCAATCCAAGTAATTGGTTGGAAGACAACTCCTACAACTGCTGGAGGCACAGGTTTAACAAGTTACACAACAGGTGATCTGCCATATTATGCCTCTGGCACAACACTTTCAAAACTAGGAATTGGTACAAGTGGCTATGTATTAGAGTCAAATGGTTCTGCTCCTACTTGGGTAGCACAATCTACTTTGTCTGTTGGTACTGCAACTAATGCTACAAATACTGCAATTACAAATAACACAAGTTCAAGTGCCACTTGGTATCTAACTATTGTTTCTGCAACAACAGGAAATTTACCACAAACCACAAGTTCAACTAAATTAAGTTTTGTACCTAATACTGGTGTTTTAAGCATAACTGGCGCTAATCTTGGTGGTTTAACTGCATCAAGTGCTGTAGCAACAGATGCAAGTAAAAATCTTGTAAGTGTTACAAATACAGGAACAGGAAATAATGTATTAGCAACATCACCTACTTTGGTGACTCCAATTTTAGGTGTTGCTAATGCAACTAGTATTCAATTTGGTTCTAGCACAATTTTAAATGATTATGAAGAAGGTACGTGGTCACCAGGAGTAGGTAATTTAACTGTTGTTGGCACTTTTTCTTCTAGTGGTACATACACAAAAATTGGCAGATTTGTTACAGTTACAGCCACATTAAGTGCTACTACTAGTGTAACTGGAAATGCAGGTAACTTTTTTAGTGGATTACCATTTACACCGGCTAGACCAACATCAGGTTCTGCAATTTGGGCTAATAGAGGATCTGGTGGATTTACTGAAGCGTTTACTAATGGTAATGTTTACACTTCAGGATTTGGTACATATTCAACTATATATGTAACCATAACTTTTGAAACAACTTAATTTTGGGGAAATAAATGACTATATCATCAACAACTGTAATTGATAAAGTTGAAGTATTACAACTTGGACAACTTCAAGTAAGACAAGCTGAAATAATTACAAAAGATAATGTAGAGATTGCAAGAACATACAACAGATGGATTTGTGTGCCTGGTGATAATGTAAGTACACAAGACCCTAAAGTACAAGCTATTGCTAATGCACTTTGGACTTCTGATGTTATTTCTGCATACCAAGCATCTATAACTCAACCAGCATAAAAAGGTAAAACATGACATCAGTTAATCTTTCATATTTTGCTGGAGCAGGGGCACAATTTTTTGATAATAATGGTGTTCCCTTAGCTGGTGGATTGTTATATACATATTCAGCAGGAACAACAACACAATTAGCAACATATACATCAAGCTCAGGTTCTGTTGCTAATTCAAATCCTATTGTTTTAGATGCTAGTGGCAGGGTTTCTAATGAAATTTGGTTAATTAGTGGTTCTACTTACAAATTTGTATTGCAAACAGCATTTGCTGTGCAAATTGGTTCTTATGACAATATTCCTGGTATTAATGATTTATCCACACTTTATGCTTCAACAGGATCATCATTAGTTGGATATACATTAGGGGCAACTGGAGCAACTACAACTAATGTACAAGCTAAGTTACAACAAACAATTAGTTTAAAAGATTTTGGTGCTGTTGGAAACGGATCAACTGACGATACTACTGCTATTACAAATGCAATAAATTATTTAAATTCTAATTCTTGTGTTTTAACTGGTGGAGATTCTTTATATTTAGTTCAATATGGTGTATTGCCAAATATAACTAAAGCAAATTCTGTTTTGGCTAATATTAATTTTATTGGTAAGCCAGGAACAAACGGAACTTTATTGGGAATAACTGGTAATTATGTTACTTTAAGAGATATAAATATTAATGGAAACCAAGCAAATTTAAGTAGTGGTAATGGTGGTAATTTGTTAATTATCAATGGAGCATCTAGTTCAAGCCTTGCTTCATACACAACTTTAGATAATGTTGTTTTACAGAACTCAAGTAGCGTAGGATTAAATATTAAATATGCAACTTATGTTAATTGTGTGAATTGTAATTTTAGTAATAATGCAAGTCTTGGTATTCAAACTTATGTATCTTCATATTTAAACTTTGTTAATTGTCAAGTAAATGCCAATGGATACGGATTCCAAAACACAAGAACTTATCCAATTAATACATCAAGTTCAAATCAAATTGGTTTTGGTGCTGCAATAAGATGCACAACACATCACACAACATTTACAAATTGCCAGTTTAATGACAATGGACGTGATGGTATATCAGTAGGTCAAGGAAGTTTTGAAGCTAAATTTACAGCCTGTCAAGCCTTAAGAAATGGTGATGGTGGATTTACTGCTAATCAAGACAACACAAGTACAGGGTTACCTGGTGAAGGATTGCCTCCTTATGATTTATGGTATGACAATTGTGAAGCCTGTGATAACTATACAAGCGGCATATCTTTATATTGTCCTGTTTCTGGTGTACAAGTAATTGGCGGAAGTTATTACAATAATCATAGAGAAGCTGGAGATCAGGCATCAGAAACATCATCATTTTTTAATGGTATTTATGTTGCTGGTACATCTTCCGATGTTGTTATAAGAGGAGCAAGATGTTATGACAATAGAAACTTTACAAGTGTTCCTACTGGAGCAACTGCAACTGGAAGTGGGCCGTATACTATATCTGTAAATAATTGGGTAGTAGGAACAATGAACTACTATCCAAAATTGGCTTTTTATAATCCATCAGGTGTATTTTTTGGATATGGTCAAATAACATCAGAAACTACTACAAGTGTAAGTTTTAATTTAACTTCTTACAATGCAGTAACTCCTAGTAATTTAGGTGGTGGTTGGTATGTAACACAAAGAGTCCAACATAATGGATTATTTATTGACAATGGTTCTAATGGTTCAGTTGATGCTGTTTGCAATGGTCACATGCAAGGGCCGAGTGCGGTAGCGGCAATTACCGGTTTTGATATTATTTCTGGTGGATATGCCAATGGACAAAACATTGATTTAGCAAGATATGTTTTAGATGCAACAGAACTTTTAACTAATCCTACATTTGATTCAAATACAACTGGATGGACAGGAAACTATCCAGGTGGAAGTTTTGGTGTAGATACCTCAACTGTTAGATCGCCTGGTTCTGGAAAACTCGTTGGAGGTAGTTCAAATGTTGCAAATGCAGATGCTACTTTAGTTACGAGTGCTTCAAGTTATGCTTCTGGTGGATGGATAAGATTTTCTGCTTGGGTAAATACTACTGCATATAATGGAGCAGGAATTACTTTATTTTGGAATGGTACATCTCAAACAACAGCTTTATCTTCATTAGGTGAAGGTATATGGGAATTGCTTGAAATAACTGCATTTATACCAACGGGTAGCACAGGAATTGGCGCAAGAATAAATGTAAATGCAGGAGTTACTGCATATTTCGACAATTTATCTTTAAGAGGTATTGCTCCGCCAAGAGGCGGTAATAATTTAGGAATTGGTTGGAATGATCAACCATATTAAGGATAAAAATGACTACACCTAATGACATTATTAGCAGAGCATTAAAGGATATTGGTGCTTTAGAGGCTGGTGAAACTCCAACTGCTGAAGCATCTCAGGATGCTTTTGATATGTTGCAAGATATGTTAGATCAATGGTCTAACGAAGATATGATGGTGTTTTATAAAAATGAAATTATATTTCCAATTACACCTGGTCAAACTCAATACACTATTGGGCCAGGCGGTCAAATTGGTGCAACATTTACTGGAAGTATTACTAATAATATTCTCACTATTACTAGTATCCAGTCTGGGGGCATATCTCTTGGTCAAACTCTTAGTGGAACTGGTATTACAGCAGGGACTACTATTGTTCAAATGCTCACAGGGGCGGGAAACAATGTAAATGAGGCTGGAACTTATTTATTAAATACAACTTATGCAACTCCTATAACAAGCGAGTCAATTCGTAGTTATTATCAACGTCCATTAAGACTTAATTCTTGTTTTGTTAGAATTAATACTTATTCTAATGGTCAACCAATTACAAATGGAGGACTAGATTACCCAGTTTCAGTATTGAATATTGAACAATACGAAATGATTGGTCTTAAGACGTTAAATGGGCCTTGGCCTAAAGCTATTTATTATGAGCCAACTGAGACATTAGGTAATATTTATGTGTGGCCTAATCCAAGTCAAGGTGAGATGCACATATTTGTAGATCAATTATTTCAAAGATTTACAACCCAGTTTGATAATATCAATCTTCCACAAGGCTATAACATGGCTTTGAGATGGTGTCTAGCTGAAAGACTAATGCCTATGTATGGCAAAGCCTCACCAACACAAATTCAGATGATTATGAAGTTTGCTGCACAAGGCAAGTCTACTGTTAAGCGCACAAACATGAATCCTGCAATTGTGTCTACCTATGCCGATTCCTTGCTTGTTGGAAGACAAAAAGATGCAGGCTGGATACTTAGTGGCGGGTTCTTCAGATGAGCGATTTTGGCTTTGTTGGCCCATCTTACGAAGCTGCATCCATTTATCAGGAAGCGCAAGAGTGCATCAATTTTTATCCTGAAATTGATCCTGAAATTGATCCTTTAAAACCTCCCGGAAGTCGAGGTGTAGTTGCTTTGTATCCAACGCCAGGACTTACATCTATTTTGTCTTTAAACCCAGCTCCAATAAGAGGGATGAGGACACTTTCTGGAGGTAAATATCTAATTGTTGTTGCTGGTGCAATTGTGTATTCAGTTACCTATTCATCTGCATTAGGCTATCAATCCACACAAATTGGGTCATTAACTACCACAACTGGTCAAGTATCTATTACTGATAATGTAACCACAAATTTAGGATTAGTTGCTTATATTGTTGATGGAACAAATAGATATTATTGGCAAACAGGACAAGCATCATTGGTTATGTTGCCATCAACAGATGGGCCATGGCAAGGAGCAAACATTTGTGATGTTGTGGATAATTATATTATTTACAATCAACCAAATACACAACTTTGGGCAGCAACAGACCTGGGGTTAGTTACATCCAATAATGCTTATTACGGCTCTAAAGATGGCGCTCCTGACCCGCTTGTTTCACTTATAGTAGATCATAGACAAGTATTTTTGCTTGGTGAATTTACTTCGGAAATGTGGACAGATGTAGGAAATGTAATACCTGGCATTATTAGTTTCCCTTTCCAAAGGGTTACAGGAACATCTGTACAGCATGGCATTGCAGCGCCTTTTTCGGTAGCAAGATTTGGTGAGCAATTTGCGTTTGTTAGCCAAGATCAACTAGGTCAAAACATTATTGGTGTAATGCAGGGCTATTCTTTTAAAAGAATAAGTACCCATGCTGTAGAACAAACTTTAATGAACCAATACATAGCAGATGCTATTGCTTATACATATCAGCTCGATGGTCATGAATTTTATGTGGTTACATTTCCAACTATTAATATTACATGGGTTTACGATTTAACTACAGAAATGTGGCATAAATGGTTGGCTTGGGATGGAACACAATTTAATAGACATAGATCAAATTGTGGTGCATTTTTTAACAATGTTTATTTGGTTGGAGATTATCAAAATGGTCAAATCTACCAATTAGATAATGCTGTTTATACTGATGCAGGAAATACTATTAGAAGGCTCAGGAGAGCACCACATTTGGTAACTGATTTGCAAAGACAGTATTTTGCTGAATTACAGATACAGTTTCAGCCTGGTGTGGGGTTAGAAAATGGTCAAGGAAAAAATCCACAGGCTATGCTGAGATGGTCAAATGATGGCGGTTCTACCTATTCCAATGAGCATTGGTGTACTATTGGTGCGGTTGGGAAATACAGGAATCGTGCCATTTGGAGAAGACTTGGTACGGCTAGGGACAGAATTTATGAGGTTAGCATCAGCGATCCAGTTAAAGCGGTGATAGTGAGCGCCAACCTTAAAGCAGAAGTGGGTGAAAACTAATGGCAACATCTAGTTCTAGCGGTAATATTATTTGGCCTAGAGTGCCATTTATTGATCCTAGCTCTGGACAGCCTGCCTTGCCTTGGTTGCTTTGGTTGCAAAGTCCTAATTTTGTTAGCGTAAAAACTGGGCAACAAACAATCCAAGGTAGTCAAGAAATTACAGGTAATTCAACAATTGATGGAAATGAAATTGTAAAAGGCACTTTGACTGCCTTAGGTGGTATTTCTGGAGGTACATTTTGAATCACGCAGATATTTTTAGCCAAATGGAAGGCCACATGGAAGTTGATTTAGGCACAATTCATCATTTTTCAGATGGTGTTTATGCTAAAGAAATGGTAATACCTAAGGGTTTTCTTGTTGGCCAACACATGCACAAATATTCACATTTGAGTATTTTGAGCAAGGGTAAAGTGATTTTACGCACAGATATAAGCGAAAAAGAATATAGCGCTCCAGCGTGTATAGAGATAAAATCGGGGTTACACCACTCGATTGAAGCGTTGGAAGACTCAATTTGGTATTGCATCCATGCTACGGACGAAAAAGATGCGTCTAAAGTGGATGACGTTTTAATTCAAAGGGGATAATTATGCCTATAGGATGGGGAATAGCAGCCGCTGCGGGGCTAGGATTAATTGGCGCTAATAAACAGGCAAGTGCAGCTACAGCTGCGGCTAATACACAAGCACAGGCATCTCAATCTGCACAAAATCAATTACAACAAAACTTCCAGACATTAGCGCCTAATTACAATCCTTATTTGCAAACTGGTCAAGCTGGTTTAGCTGATTTAAACGCTGCAATTCCTAGTTTAACTGCTCAACAACCAGCATACAAACCTTTTACGGCACAAGATTTAAATGCTAATCTAGCGCCTAATTATCAGTTTATGTTGCAACAAGGCTTGGGAGCACAAAGCCAAGGATTAAATGCTAGTGGCGGAGGTTCTAACATTGGAATTGCTGGAACTAAGTTTGCAGAAGATTATGCTTCTAATGCGTATCAAAATGCTTTACAAAACTACATGGGTCAACAAAACCAAGCATTTAATCAATCACAAACACAACAAACTAATATATACAACAAGTTGCTTGGCATAGCTGGAGTTGGTCAAAACGCTGTATCTGGATTGTCTAATCTTGCCACAGGTAATGCAACAAATATTGCTAATCTTGGAGTTGGGTCTGCTAATGCGGTCGCACAAGGACAAGTTGGAAGTGCTGCAGCTCAAGCGCAAGGCTTAAACAGTATTGGTCAAGGCGTTACATTGGCTTCTATTTTAAACCCGGCTAATGCTGGTGGAACTAATGTAAGTGGGGCAAATGGTGTTTCAAATTATTTCAACAATAATACTAGCTCGACTCCATCTTGGTGGAATTCTCAAGGATAAATATGGCTATTCAATCATTCCAAGCACCTACAACTACACCAGTTAAAGGCACATCTTTAGCAGAGATGATGCAGATGGCGCAGTCTGCTCAAGCATTGCAACAGGCTAGACAATTAAATCCTGTACAACTTCAACAAGCAGAACAGGCATTAGAACAGGCAAAAATTGGAACTGAAAAAGCTAAAAGAACACTAGAGCCAGAAGTATCTAAATCAGAATCTGAGGCCAAAAGACTTAAATTGGTTGCAGAACAAACTGGTGTTGATGTTACAAATCATTATGCGAACATTGCTCGTGGAGTTTATGGCGGTCTGCTGACTGATCCAGACTTTCAAAAAGGCGATGCAAAGAAAATGGTAGAAAAGCTAGATAAAGCAAAAGTGTTTTTAGAAGATGTTGGTATTCCAATGCACGATTCTAAAATGCACGACTCTTTAATCCAAGCAGCCAAAAGCAATCCAAAAGAAGCGTATCAGTTAATTAAAAATGGCGTACAACAAGCGGGTACAAATGCCGAGCAGTTTGGTCAAGTCAATGCACCTGCGACATATGTCAATACTGGTCAAATGCAAGTGCCTATTTATCAGTCACCATATCAAGGTGGTGGGCCAGGAAATACTCCTGCAATTCAAAATCAATTGCCACCATCAACTCCAACAATAAGTCCAACTGGACAACCTGGTTATCTTGGCGCACAGGGGCAAAAAGGATTTGTGCCTAGTCAATTACCTCCAAACGCAGGAGTTGGTGCAGAAGATTTAAAACAAGTATTTTCTGATGCACAAACAGCGCAAAACAGAATTGGTTTATTGCAAAACATTAAAGACTTGGCAAATAAATCATTTACTGGTGTTGGCGGTTCAAGAAAAGAATTTGTTACCGGCATAGCAAATGCAATTGGAGTGCCTGTGTTTGAAATTGAAAAAGCTAACACAGATGTATTGGCTAAAAATTCTGCACTTCTTTCACTTGCTGGTGGTAATACCGATTTAGCAAGACAACTTGCTGAAGCTGCAAATCCAAATAAGAAAATGAATGTTGAGGCAATTAAAGAAGCATCTAATCAATTAATTGCACAAGAAAGATTAAAACAGAAAAAAGCTGAATTTTTACAACCTTTTGCAAATGACCCATTAACATTACAACAAAAATCATTAGAATTTGCAAAAATAGCTGATCCTAGATTGTTACAAGAAATGACCCCAGAACAAGTCAAATCTTTAAAACAATCTATGAGTCCTGATGAACGTAAAGAGTTTGCACAAAAACTAGCAGAAGCTAGAAGATTAGGATTGGTTAAATAATGCCTACATTAGCAGAACTTTGGGATGCTTCAGATACTGGTCTTAAAGGCGATTTAAATGATCGTCTTGAACAAGCCAAAGAAGCCTATCGTAAGCAATATAACAAAGAGTTGCCTGTTACAAGTGGTTTTCGTACCTATGAACAACAAGCTGCTCTAGCATCAAAGCCTAATAAATATCCTGTTGCTAAACCAGGCACAAGCGCCCACGAAACTGGTGATGCAGTAGATATTGACTCAAGTGTTCCAACAGACTTTCTTAAACAGTTTGGTTTGCATAGACCTATTGCCAATGATGCGGTTCACGTTCAAGTTATGCCAAGTGCCAAGGGGACACAATCATTGGCTAGTCTTTGGGATCAAATTGACGTTGGTGAGGAACAACCTAAAAAACAACAACAAGAGAAATCTTTATTGCAACGTGCTTTTGAGGAAAGACAAAAAGCTCGGGATGTATTAACAGGAGTTGGAGAAGCTGGTCTTGCTGCAGCTTCAGGCATGGTTATGCCTTTGGTTGCTGGAGCAAAAGGAATTGTGCAAAGTATCCCCGAGGCTATTCAAACAAGTCAAGCGCCTGCGCCAATAGCAGAAAAGATTGCATCTAAGTTTTTAGCAGAGCATCCAGGCTATCAACCAACAACCCCACAGGGTAAAGCATATATTGAAAATATACAAAAGGCTTTTGAGGCTTCTAAACTGCCTCCTGTTATGCCAGAAATTATTGGTCAAACCCCAAATGTAAAACCTGTATCTGCTGAAATTAATGAGGCTTTTCAAGCTGCAAAACAACTTAAAAAAGAACCAAGCACATTACCTCAAGCGCAACAATTGGCTATGCAAAATGCAGGGGCAGCGCAAACAGTTAACAAGACTGTTCTTGACCAGGCAATTGCAAGCGCAACTCCAGAATTAGCTGCAGAACTTAAAACTGTTAATCCTGCTGATTTACATTCGGATGCGTTAGCTAGGCATTTGGAAGCAGATTCTTTGCCAATTCCTGTACGTCTTACCAAAGGTCAAGCATTGCAAGACCCCAATATTATTTCTAGGGAGCGTAATGAGCGTGGCGTTAAAGAACAATATGTAGAACACTTTAATCAGCAAAACAAAGATTTAATGGCTAATGCTCAAGCTATTAAAGAACGCACAGCTCCCAATGTATTTACTACTGATTACGTTGATGATGCGGGAAATGCTATTGGTTTTGTAAATGACATTAAGAAAAACAATGTTGAAGCCACAAAAACTGCTTACAAAGATTTAGAAGCACTAGGTGGTGGAAAGTTTCCTATTGATGCACAAACATTTGGTAAAAATGCTTTGTCTGCATTGTCCAAGGGTGAAGAATCTGAGTTTTTGCCTGAAGTTTTTAAACGCAGAATAGATGAATATGCAAGTGGCAAAAAAGAAATGAACTTTGACAACTTTGAGAATTTGCGTACACAAATTGCCAAAGCATCAAGGGCAACAGATGATGGCAACGTGCGCCATGCGTTAAGCGTTGTTAGACAGGAATTAGAAGATATACCTATGCCTGGCGCAACTGCTGAACTTAAGATTGCAGCAGACAATGCTAGAAGTTTAGCAAAACACGATTTTGAACTAGAAAAAACTAACGATTTATATAATAAAGTTGTTAACGGCAAAGCGGATACAAAAGACTTTATACAAAACTTTGTTGTAAGGTCTAAAAATGCCGATTTTCAAAATTCACTTAATCTATTAAAAGACAATCCACAAGCCATTGAGCATTTGCGTTCTGGCACATTGGATTATTTAACTCGTGAAGCCACAGATGCAAGTGGTAATTTTTCTACTGCTAAATTCAATAAAGCTATTAACAAAATGGATGTTGATGGCAAATTGGATGCTTTGTTTGGCGGTGATGCACAAATGTTGCGTAATCTGGTTAAAACTGGTCAATATGTAGAGGCTAGACCAAAGGGCGCATTTGTTAACGAATCCAACACATTTGTTGCAAGCGCAAAAGCTCTTGCAGCATCAGGATTAGAAAAAGCGTTAAATGCCACAACTGCCAATGTTGTACCAATTGGAACAATGGGCAGAGAGGCATTACAAAATCGTGCAATTAAGCAACAAACCAAAGAAGCGCTAAAACCTGGTGCTGGTGTTAAATTATCTGAAATAGGAAAGCCATGAGTACCGAATCACCAATTGACATGTTTAAGTACGGCCAATTGGTCGCAACTGTTGAAACTCTTGAAAAGAAGATCGACAAACTTGAGGTTTCCGTTTGCCAATTGGTCGAACTTGCAAACCGATCCAAGGGGGGTTTTTGGGTTGGCATGATGGTTGTATCTGGTGTTAGTTCGTTAGTTGGATTCTTAACGCATTACCTTACGGTGAAGTAAAATTGATCCTTTTACATTAGCAATGATGGCTTTCTCTGCTGTAAAAAGCGGAGTGGCTGCTTACAAGGAAATTAAATCTACTGGCGGTGAAGTAGTCAAGATTGTCAATGAGTTGGGTGGTGCGCTTGGTAGTTTCTTTGACCATCAAGAAAAAGCGCACAAGGAAGCGGAAGAACAAAAAAAGAATCCTCCCAAAGGTAAGTCATTACAGGCTATTGCATTAGAGAATGTATTGCGTAGAAAGCAATTAGAACAAGCTGAGTACGATCTGAGGCAAATGTTGGTATATGAATCCCCGCCTGAACTTGGTGCTGTTTGGACAGAATTTGTAGCAGAACGTCAAAAATTAACGACAGAACAGGCAAAACATAACGCTATATTAAAAAAAAAGAACAAGCTAACAAAAGAAGAAGAGCTGAACGGCTGGAGAAATGGAATATTAGAATTGCAATTTGTGTTGCAATCTTGGTGGTCATACTCACATTTGCAGTATTGATGTATGAGATTAATCAAGATTACAAAAACAAGAAAAGCGGACAGGACTGGCACATCATGTTTATGAAACACTATTATGACGACTCAATAAACGCAGAATGTGAGCATTTATTCAGACAGACA